AGAGCGCAGCGGCCAGCGAGTCCAATGTGCCTCGCATGAGCGCGCTCTTGATGCGCTGCATATCCATCAGACGATCCGCCCACGACTGCCCGAGGATCGTATGGGGCTCGGGATCTGGGCAGAAGAGAGCGAACGGGCGCTCGTCGACCGGCTCCTGATCGATCACTTCGTAGCCAAGACCCAAGGTACGGACGCAACGCAATTCGGCGATGCCGTCTCCGTCAAAGTCGATCTTGACGTAGGCTTCGCAATACAACATCTCGTCGTTCTCGGGACCCGTTGGCACATCCCGCGATTCGTGCGTATCGAGCACTTCGCGGCGCGCGATCTCTTCCTGGCTCTCGCGCAGCATGATATCATCCGCCGCTTGCACACGCTCGATGACTTTTTCATCGATGCCCATCGCGATCAAATCGCCTCGCCGCTTGTTGGTGCGATGCGCCACGCACACGGCATCATCAAGCGATCGGCCTTCCCGACTGAATACGAACTCTTCGGGCGGCAGCGCCTCAAAGCGGAAACGACCGTCCTTATCCGTCTTCGTCAGTTCGACGGTGTAGAGCGGTTGCGTCGGAACGCCTTCCGGCGTGCCCTGCGGCGGGTCAGTATTCTCGTCCGGCGCGTCGGCGTCTGAATCGGACGGAGACTTCGTCGCATTCGGAGGCGTGCCGACGTAAGAACCGGTCTGCGTCACCCGAGTGATATCGATGTCATCATCCTGGCCGAGCAGTTCCAGCTGATATTCGGTGACGTTTTCCAGCTTATACGCCTGACGCGCGCTGGAATCATCCCACCACCATTTCACGACACCGATCTTGCGAATTAAGCCATCCTTCATCACGGAATGGCATTTCAGCTTACCGCCGTTGTCCTGATCGAAGACGAAATTGCAATAGTCGATCGCCTGCTCCGCGGCGTCGACGCCGGCCTCGTTACGCGGGATGAACTCGACGGCGCGTTCGCCACTGAAGAAGACACGCAGCATTTGCGGCAGTACCGCCTGGACGCCGTCGCGCACTTCAGTCATGACGACTTGGCTGCGCCCGTCTTCCTCGTTCCCAAACGGTTTACCGAGGTAGAAGAGCGTCGCATCTGCCCGGTGCGGTTCGAGCTCGCCCTGGCTGAACTGCACACAGTCAGTGAGCATAGCCGCGACGTTGTTCTGCAACTTGTCATCGTCCATGCGACCGGCGCCTTCGCCCTGTGCCCGGCGATAGTTGCCAAATTGCGCCGGTGAATCCTGATCGCCCGCGTCCGCTGGGCGATCGATCGGCTTATCTGCTTTGCGCTTTTTCTTCTTTGTTGCCACCGTGGTTGTCAGGGTCCTACCAGTTCGTCGCTGCATCTTGCAGCAGGCGATAAGTGCGCACGTTCGTTACGAACGTCGTGAATCGCACCTTGGTCACTTCGAGTCCGTACTCATGCGCCTCGTCATCAACCCAGCGCGTCAGGTCACTCAAAAGCCGACCGCGCTTCTCAGGTTCCAGGCGTGCCGCATCAACGCCCGCAATTTTATCCGCAAGCACCGCACGCAGCAGTTCCTTTACCGTGTGCTCGTGATCGAACACTGTATTGACGGCCAGATTAAAATCGACCACGCGTACCCACGCGGACGCCGAGAACGAAACCGGTCGCCCATTCTGAAGGGTGATATCCTGTCGCCCCGTTTCTATCATCGTCGGCACGACACTTATTTCGTTCACACTCATGAACCAGGGAACGACCGGATAGACGCCGGGGCCTATCTCCTTCCAATACCGACCGCACACGTAGTAGCCGGCCCGCTCCCACTGCTTAACAATACGGAGGGGCCATAGCTCCTTGACGACGTCGAGAACGAGACGTAGAAAGTCACCCACAGGCGTGGATTCCGTAAACCGCTACATATCGCGGGTCGGTCCACATACAACAATCGCAAATTATCTTCTCACCAGGGTTCGCGAATTTCCCCCAGTACGAATCAACGACGTAAACGCCGCCAGAAGACACACCCGGGTCTATGAACTCGTCGACCATCTGCCCGCATCGGTCGCATTTGATTTTCTCTGAATCACCCAACTAGCACACTCCGCTCGCACTTCACGCAGTAAAATGCATACGCCGATATCGGCGTCCCACAATGCGGACATTCCCGTCCCGCATCAGTGGCGTGCACATGCGGCTCGCGCAATTCACAGAACGGACACTGGTAGCTGCCCTCGGCGGGCGGCTGCGACTGCGCGAAGAGCCGTGCTTCCGGACCGACGGCGTACGGATCGTACACCGGCTCGTCTTCGGGTTGTTCGTCCGCTTCGTAGCTCATACAAGACCCTTGATCGTGCGCTTGAGCGCGGTGCGCCAGGACGCGGCGTTCTGACTGCCGTGTACGGCCGTCGTCGCATTGCCCGCGAACGTTAGCATGAATGCATCGGCGAGATCGGGTGACCGCATGCCGCGTTTTCGCATATCGTCCTTGGACTCGATTTGAATCTTGCCGCTCGAGGTGAGTTTGTATTTGACCGCGACCAGCTCGGCGCCAAGCGCCTCGTCCTTTGCGATATTGCACGCGCGGCTTGCAAACCATTCCTTCATCGCCCACCACAATTCGGCCCGCAGGTTCATAAAGCGGGCAACGAGCGCGGGCGATTCCGACACATTCACCGCGCGCGCGGGTAGGCCAAGTTCAGCCAGACGATCAGCAACGCCCGCTCCAATCCCAATCGCATCAACGCAAATGTCCTCCGGCCGATCCTCCAGCATCGTGTCATCCCACAGCGCCTTCACGCGGCCGGCGAGCTGCATCGTATCCAGCCCGGCCCACGCCATGATCGGCTCCATCAGCGTATTGCCGCGGCGTTTCGCCAGCGTGCTTCGGTCGCGCCCATAGCGCGCACAGTCGACGCCCCATATCGGACGCACTTTCGTCGCGGCGACGTCACGCTGTAGCGCCGACTCCATGAGTTCAAACGGGATAACCGTGTCGTCGTCCGCTAGCGGGAATTCACCAAGGACGCGGACGCGATAGGCATTGGAGTCCTCGCCGTACCGTCGCTTCATGTCTTCGACGAAGTCCGCGGAGATCCGCGGGTGCCCAACGCACGAGATGTGGATCGTGTACCACATGTCGCGCAGCTTATGGAACGCGTCGAAGAACAATCCCGACGAGCGCACGGGATTACCGGCGAGCACCGTCACCGCATTGTGCCCCGACATTGACCCCGATGCCGCTTCGTACACCTGCTCTGGAATACCCGACGCCTCATCGCCAATCAGCAGGACGTTCTCGGAATGAACACCGGCTAGTGCTTCTGGCGTGTCTGCTTTCGACGTCTTAAACGCGATGAACGACTTCTCGGGTGCCGCCTTGAGCTCGATTTCTTCGCTCTTGATTTCAAACAACCCGAGGAGTGTTTCCGGTAGGGACTTAAACCATCCCTTTGTTTCCGCCGCGAGCGCATCAAATAGCTGCCCGCTAGTCGGAGCGGTGCACACCGTCTTTTGAGGGAATCGCGTGATTCCGAACCATACGATCGCCCAACTGAGCGCCGTCGTCTTCCCTACGCCGTGCCCCGATCTAACCGCGATACGGCGTTCGCCGCGGGCGATAGCGCGGAGTAACTGCTTTTGATACTCGTCAGGATCGCCCGCGAGCACTTCCTGCACGAACAGAACGGCATCGAAATAGTACCGGTCGAGAAACTCGACAAACGGGTTCTCGATGACACCATTCTGATCGTATCGATTAGGTGGTAACGCCAACTGCTGGAGACAGGTCTTGCCAGCCTGTAGCCGCTTTCCAGCGAGCCGTATAGGCCCCCGGCGTCTCGCCGGAAGCATCGTCCCATGTGAAGAGAAAAGCGCCAGCGATACCAGCGATCACGGTTGGGAGGGCCGCGATGAGCGCGCACGCCGTATCCTGCGTCGCCCACACGCCCCACGCGCAAAGCGGGGTCGCGTTACCGCTCACTGTCGGAGCGCCCCAATAGGCGCCCGCGATTGGCCGCGCCACGGCCGCCCCCACGACATTCCCGAAGTGCTGAAACTCTTCAAGGGAGCCATAGATCGCCGCGCGTGCCGCCGGGGTACTCGGCACGACGACCGTGTAGTGGCGAATCATTGTAACGTCGCCCCAAGGGCCTGTGCATAGGCGGCCAGAGCCGTCAAATCTCCCGCGGTAGGGACTCGGCTCAATACGCCGCAGGCGAACGCCGTGCAGGCGACCTTACCGGCGCCGCTCGCGAAGTAAGACCCGAGGGTGAGGAAATTGGCCCCCGCCGCCGGCATCGTAATGGCGGATGACACGCGAGCTCGATTGGGCACATCGATGTTGCCCGCAGATGCACCGCTCGATACGACGACGAGAAGTTCAGTCGAGTCCGAAGCTATGACGCTCGAGACAGTCGTATGGGGGTTTCCCGCGTTCGCCGCGTAGACGCCGCTGGCGTTCTGGAGAAGCAATATTCGGCTGGCGCTGGAGGAATCTGAGACGCCAGCGAAATTGCCCGCGGCTGCGCTGAAGCCGATGAAAAAAAACGCTAGTGGAGTGGACACGTCGAAGCCGGCATAGGCCGCAGCCGTCGACATGACGTTGTTCACACCATCGAAGGTCAGCTTATTGCTGCCATTGTATGAGGGCTGCGCCGTGCCGGCCGCAGTCAGGGCCGGTCCAAATCCCACGGAGCCACGCGCGTCGGCCCAATTGCTCACCACGCCGGCGGACGACGTTACGCCGATACGGCCGTCGTAAGTGGCCAGAAGCGCTACGCCAATGGCATTTACGAACGTGCTCAGCCCTGCGGGGCCAGTGCTTTGGAAATACCGCCGGCGGTCGACCCGCGTCTTACGGGCGACAATTTGGTGCGATCCATCGGAGGGTATCAAAACCGACATCAGTCGGCGAAGATCAGGACAGTCGTCGGGCCGGCGGTACCGGCGCCCTTCACGCGAACAAGCGCCCCTGGCACGCTGGCGAGAGGGATCGTAGTCACGCCGGCCGCTGCGTTCATAACCTGGCCGTAGAAGTAACTGGCGAGCGCCAAGGGGAGCGTTGCGGTAGGATCAAATAACCAGAGCTCGACTTGCGCAGAAGCGGGGAAACCCGCGAGCAGAACCGTTGTCAACCCGAGGAGCGAAGACGAGCCCGGGAGGGCGAAGATGCCAGCGCCGGCCGGCAGATTGAGAATGACACCAGGTAGCAACTGAAATGCCGGCGTGTAGGCGCTCCACGCCGTACCACCGGCGATCAGCGCCGCAGTGACGCCCACGATTGGGACAGTGACGATATTGCCCGCAGCGACGGCCGGCCCGGCCGCCGTGTAGGTCACGGCACTGATGGTGAACTGGTCGCCGGTATTGATCTGGCCCGTCAGCGCTGTCGCCGCAGTCAACGCAATTGAGCTCGACCCGGCCGGCGTCGCCCCAGACGTTGTCGGCGCGCCGGTGATCGATAGGCCGATCGACGCGAGCGACGGGATGGATGCGTACACGGCCGGTGTGTAACTGGACCACGTCGCGCCGCCGGAGATACCGCCAACACCGACCGCGGGCGAGACGGTCAAGGTGGCGAGGTTACCGGCCGCGCCAACGGCCGCCAGGACCGTGTAGGTCACGCCGCCTACCACGAAGGTGTCGCCGGCGTTGGCGGTCCCTGTGAGGGTCGTAGCGGCCGTCAGAACGATGACGTTCGCGCCCGCAGCCACCGCACCGGAAACCGTCTGCGCGCCGGTTGGCACCAGCCCGGCGGTCGGGACGGTAAAGGTTTGCTTGGTGCGGAATTGCGGGTTAGACACCTGTTTATCTCATGGTCCTACCTAGCCAGAAATTTTTTCCGGGTATCGATCACAGCGAGGTACGCGCGCCCTCCACCACCCCGGGTTCAGTTCGATGGGGGGGTCTTCAGCGTCCGCCGCATGCCCACCCCGATCGTCGGTTCAGTAAACCGTTGCGTGCGTCGATAACGTTATGTGTTGTCGTCGCTTACGATCACAGCGTCTGAGACTATGGCATCTGGTATGGCAGTCGAGTCAGGATCGTTCGTATGAGAACTATCACTGATGAACGCAAGCGCGCGAGGTTCAAGCGTACGCACCCTCATCGCGTCCAAATGCAATGAACCAACGTTGATCTGTACTGACACACCGCGCTCATTACCGAGCTCAGCACGATTGAAGCGTTCTGCCATCCATAGCCGCTTATTCGCCTGCATCTCTGCCTTGCGCAGCGTGTTCGCGTCTCCATCATCGGCGTCGTCAACTATCTGAAGCGCCTCTTCGGCCAGCGTATGTGCGCTGGCTTTGCGCGCATTCGTCACCCTCTGGTCAACTGCCTGATGACCATACTGCTTGCGCAGATAGGCCATGATCGCCGGCACTGTGACGTCAGTATTCGACGCGTTGCTAAGCTCGAGTGCGAGCTTAACCAATGTCTTACCGCTCTCCACCCACTCAGCGACGTAGTCGAGCGGTGTGTGCGTTTCGTCGTCAGCTGTGTTGCGTGCGCGGATCTCTAGTTCAACCGCGATCGCACGCCTACGCGGGTTGCCGGCCAAAGGTCAGGACTCAAGCACCCAATCGGACGCCAGCAGCGAATCCTGGCCCGGCGTGTAGGGGACGAGATTACCGTCGCTATTGTTGATGAACAGATATGGCGCGCCCATCTTGGACTGCGCATCAGGAACCTGCATACCAACCCACACGTTCTCGGGCCACCGGCTGCGGCGGACATGCTTGCCGTTGCGGAGCACAACGAGTGCGGCGCCGAAGTCCACGCTACTTCTTACCCAACATCAGCGCGTTGACCACGCTGTTGAAGACGTTCGTGGCCTTCGCTGAATTGCTACCCCCGACGCTCGAGATAATGTGCGCCGACTGATGCCCGAGGTTGAGTTGCGACGCTGCGAGCGTGATCTGTGCGTCGCGCTGCGCCGGCGTCAGCGAATCCCACTCGCTACCAGCCGAGCCGCCAACCTGCGCAAGAGCGCTCTGGCTGGCCACATACGCAATACGCGCGATCTCATGAAAACCGAGTTGCATGGTCAGGTGCTAACTCCCCATCGTGCCTACCAGTCCGTTGGTTGCCACGATGCGAAGTGTCAAACGCGCATCGTCGATTACTTGGTCCGACACCATCGTCGATTACTTGTTCTGAAATCTCCAGGGAAACGACCGCCGCGGCTCGTCAGCTATTACCCGACTCGCGGTTCCCCTTCACGCATGCCGTCGCCGACACGGTCATACCCCTGGAAAGTTGGAGCCCTACGTCCCGCATTGAC